CTTTTCTATCATCCAAGCTTTTATCCAACGAGGCCCCAATCTTGCGGTCGGAAGCGCCGTAGATAAAGGCATAAATTAGTGTCTTGACATCCTTCCTAGAACAGCCAACTCGGTCAGCATTCTGTTGATGAATGTCGCCATTGACAACAACATCTGCAAATGCTCCACCATCGTAGTAAGCCAAGTAATGCCCAAGCATCCGAAGCTCCAGGCCCGATGCGTCAGCACCAACCTGAATCATTCCCTTGCCAGGACCGAACAGCTCACGACAACGAGGGTCCGAAGAAGTTTGGCCAAGGTTGGGACGGCTGTGAGCATTGCGCCCAGTGTTCGTGGCCAGCTGGCAGGTGTGATGGATACGACCATTCTTGGTGACGGTTTTAAGCCACGCATTAGCGCCATCGCTGAGCTGTCCCAGGGCCTTCTGTAGCTCCAGGATGCGGCCAAAGGTCTCAGCCTCCTCGGTGCCAATCGACTGAAGAATGCCTTCATCAATCTTTGGGCGGCCCGTGTCGGTAAACACCTCAGGTTTCCAGTCCCTCCAGGTCATAAAGGCCCAGCCAATGTGGTCCCTGCTGGTGGGGTTGAACTCCTTGAGTTTGGTAAACGGTGCGTCTTTGATGTACCCACGAGTGGAGTTGGGACGCTTTGGTGTCATCTGCCCACCGTCAACATACGGAAACGTTGCCCGCATCTTGTCGGCCAGCTGGTCCATCTCTGTTCTGAGAGTGGATTCCAGTTGCTGGGCTTTCTTTACATCAAAGGGCCAGCCAGAGGACTCTTGAAGAGCCATGATCTTTGCCACATCGTGTTCCAGTCGGATTGAATCGTCGAACTTGATCAGCTTGTCGCCAAACAATTCGAACAAGGTCATGCCGACGTGGACATCCTGTTCACAGTAGTCCTCCATTTCCTGTGACCAATCAGACCAGTCGGTGGTCTTACCGAACTCGCCCTTGTAGTCACCAAGACGGTAGCCCCAGGCTTCCAAAGAGTGGCGGCCATAGAGCTTACCAGGCATCCCAATGGGCTTCTTGCGATAGTCCCGCTGGAGAATGTCAGGGAAGAACATACGGCTCAGGATAAGCGTGTCGTATGTCTTGCCCTCTGGTTGGAAGAAAGGGTAGATGGAGGTGATGACAGGAATATCAAACCCAACAATGTTGTGACCGACAAGTACATCGGCCTCAGCAAGCAGGTTGATTCCTTCGGTGAGTGAAGCAGCGGTCCCGGTATCGTTGAAGCGATAAACTTCTCCGGTATCGAGATTCTTGACTACCAAACAATGGACATGAGTTAGTCCTTGTCGTGGCAGTCCGTTGGTCTCAATGTCAAAGAGAAGTCTCATAGTCCCCAGTAGCCAGGCTCTTCGGTTTCCAGCTTGCGCTGGGTAATCGGATCAGGCGTGCCACATGCTTTGCAGAAATAACCACTCGGGTCCATCTCTGAAAAGAAAAAGGCGTCAGAGCCGCAGGCACATACAACACGGTCGTGATCAGAAATCGGTGTAGTCATCGGAGGCTGTGGGTGAACTTGTTGTTTCGAAGGAGACAGTAAGATCCTCCTTCATACGTCCTGTTTCACTATCAAAGACGATAGTACCAGCAGGACCAGTCTTGCCGTTAAAACGGTTTTTCAGTACTCGGATGTTGGCGTTGTTTTTCCCGGAAGATAAGTCTCTTTCCAGGGCCACCACGAGGTCGCTTAGTTGAACAATGGCGTGTGAGCCGCGAAGTTGTCCAAGACTAACCTTGGCACCGTCCTCATGCCCCTTGCCATCACTAGGACGCTTGAGGTGGCTGATGAGAATCAGGCCAATGCCAGTCTCCTCAACAAAGGATCGCAGCTTGGTCATGGTCACGTCGATCAGTTTCCGCTCGTCGTGGGATTCGTTCCCAGACATGAGGATGGAGAGGTGATCGAGAATGACCCAGTTGACTCCTTTGACAACCATAAACCGGATGTCACTAAGGATGGCCTCAGGATCCACGGATCCAAATCCGTCCCGCAGAAATACTTGTCCAGTGCCGAGTGAAGCTTCGAACGCCTCTCGGAGGACATCTTGGGCCAGGTCATTGTTTAGGTGCAGTGGTTTGTTGGCCTTGACGGACATGAGCCGCAGCGCAGTGCGTTGTAGCCCCTCCTCCAAGGCAATGTAGCCGATGTTTTGACCCTGATCCACCAGCGATTGAGCAACCTCACCACAAAAGGTGCTTTTGCCCACGCCCGAACCTGCGGTCACGGTAACAAGTTCGCCCTTTCTGAGACCGCCAGTAAGTGAATCAAGGCTATTAAAAGGCCAGTCAGCATCCCGACCACGAAGAGGGCGAATGGCCAGATCGAAGAGGTCTCGTCCGTCGATGACGGTTTTTGGTGAGTAGGGCTTTCGATTCCAGAACGCTTGTCTGATGGCATCAGCATCTTTGGCAATGATAGCTTCGTTGGCATCCTTGTAACCAGCAAGTCTTGCGATGAAAACTTTATCTGGTTTGAATAGACTCGCACAGTCTTGTGCTGCTTGGATGCCTACATCGTCTCCATCAAACATCAAAATAACTTCGTCGAAGCTGTTGATGTATTTGAATTGGTGTTGGAGACTTTTCTTGGCCGCTGCTGCTCCGTTGTCAAGGCTAACAACAGGCCAGTTGGGGCGTGCCTGCCAGACGCTCAAGGCATCAATTTCCCCCTCGACGACGACAACAGACTTGCCGTTGCCAAAGAGTTGTTGACCAAAGAGCGTGTGGTCTTCGTTCTTACCGGACCACTTGAAGTTCTTGTCCGCATCACGACTCTTGAAAGCAACAAGTTGCCCAGCACTGTTGTAGTACGGGAACTTGAGTGTTTTTGTTTCGTGGTCGTAGCGGACGTTGAACTTCTTACATGTGTCCTCAAGAATGCCTCTGCCTTTTAAGGGTACAATGTCCCCAGTGAAGTCCATGCGGTAATGAGGCTTGTGAACGGTAATAGGCTCGCCGTCACCGTGTTCATAATGACGACAGGAAAAGCAATGCCCATGCCCATCGGTATAACGAGCAAGGGCATCACTACTGCCACACTTAGGACACGGCTCATGACGGACAAATTCTGATTCGTCTGTCAGTCGAACCATGTGAGTGGAATGTCGTTGTAAATGGCCCAGAGGAATCCGTTCTTTTCTGCCCACATAGCATACGTTGTCTTAGATTTCTTAGACAGCGTATTGTATGGAGCTTGAAAGACAAGACGAATGTCCAGCTCAGGATGTTGCTTTTTAACGGCAAGCATCTTGCGACGGTCCTCTGGTTTGAAGTACCCCTTGGCCTCAAGGATGACGCCATTGGGTAGGATGAAATCTGGACTGTAAACGGCCTTGATGGTGTAGTCGAGCTTTAAGGTCTCGTATGCAAATGGAAGTTCATTGACCTCCATCCACCGGGCCAGCCGTTCTTCCAGGCGGGACCGGTACGCTGGCATCAGAACGGAATGTCTTCGTCATCATAGCCAGGGCCATCCTCTACCTCTTGATCAGGCTTAAACGATGGAGCACCTGTCTTGAAGCCGTCAACAACACCAAACAATCCAGCCACGTCCTCAGTACTAAGGTCACCAGAATCAGACCCGCCAGCGCCGACAAGTTTGAGAACTTGAGCACCTTTGACTTTGAAACTGCAGCCGACCTTGGTTCCAAACACATAGGGCTTCAGGTCGATGATAAGACGGACAACGGTGCCTTTCCAGACAGGAGTGTCGATGTCAACAGGAACCCCATCGGTATCGACCCAGGGGAACATAGGAGCCCCCTCCTCGCCGCCGTAGGACACCTTGACGAATCCATCTTCCTGCCACTTGGGCAGTTCTTCGGTGCAACGCTTGCCTTGCATCTTGTTCTTGCCCCAGGCAATACACTGCTCGTAGCAGGCATCAAACTTGGGCAGCTCTTCAGCAGGGATGCGGAAACCGATGGTGCAGTTATTGAATTTACCGGAGGGCTTCAACGCATTGATGTAGCCTTCCAGCGAGGTGGTGATGATAAAGCGGTTTTCAGACATTGAGGAGTTCGTCGATGGCGGCAATGGTGGCGATTTCTTCGTGCTCTTTGATCAACTCAATAACATCTTCAATGCTGTCATCAAGGGTATCATCAAAGATACGATAAGCTTCAATAATATCTGCCGGATCTACATCGTAGTATTCGGCAAAGTAAGCAAGAGAATCAACCGTCATTAGACTCCTCAGTCAGGGCATCATAAACGTTGTCGTAGGCCTCAAGACAATCCACCGCATCACCACCTTGAAGGGCAGCGTTGAGGTAGGCGTATTGAGCACACTCTTCGACCAGGTAGTCAAAGAACTCAATGTCCAGATCAAAGGCCTCGACTTCGAGCAGATACTCGTCGTAAAGGTTTTCAAGAACAGACTCTCGGAAACCAAAATGCTCAGAGAGTGCGGCGTAGTCCGGTGCAGACATCAGCAGAAAAAGTAAGAGGATTCCTGAACATCATTAATGTCCAGGGTGTTGATCATGACAGACTCATCAAACTCTATACCCAGTTGCTCTGACCAGTTACGGAGAACAGGCTGTGAATAGATCTCGACAAACTTGTCACGGATAGCTGCGGCCAATTCATCCATGTCAGATGATCGACCCAGCACGCAGTCGTGGATAACGGTAAATGGTTTCTGCCATTCAGCAAAGACCAGGTGTAACAATGCGGCATCAAGGCTGTGGACAAAGTTAGGACTAGCAGCAGTCTTAGCTTTGTTTAGATCAATCGCTCGATCTTCCCAAGGCTTCAACATCTGGGTGTCGATTCTTTGTCCCAGTAGCTTGGTCCTGATCCTTTCGACCTCTGTCCTGCGGTATTCCTGGTAGACAATGAAACCAGACGGGGTGACCCACCGAAGGTAGGGCTGACCACGTTTGACACATTCTCCAGCAACACTTTGGATGAAGGCCATAGAGGCACAGGGACCAGCAAAGACCTTCCTTACCGCATAGCGATAGACAGCTTTGACGATTGCTTGGAGTTCGCCTCTCTCCAGCTCGACACCTTTGAGTTCCTGACGGATGTAATCACGAGCACTGTTTTCGGTGACCCCATACGGTGTGGTCATCACAGTCCTCTTGGTTAGCTTCCGTGTAATCAGGTGATGGAGGTGTTCGGGTAACTGTTCTTTGGCGACCTCTGCCACAATCGCATAGCCATCAGAAGGCTTCGGAGTCGGTACCACATTGACCATCTCAGCCGCTGTCCTGTCCAAAGCCATAGCAGAGAGATGCTGTAGGCCAGAGCAGGTGGCATCGACCGATACCGGTAGACCACTGGTTTGTTTTTCACCAGTAATCACACAGAGATAGTACTCAATCGCTGCTGCTATGAAACACCAAGGTTCCTCAGCAGATGACCACTCAGAGATAGTTCCCTCAGGATCAGTAGCGACACGAGTTATGAATTCATGGTTAGACAATACCCATTGCTGTCGCTCTTCCATCGGGGCTTTATCAAGACCCCAAGTCGTAGCAACCTGAAAGGCTAACCACCATTCCGACACATCAGCTTCCTCATGGAAATAAATCAGACTCTTGTCGAAGTCTGTTCCCTGGGGGCTGAGGCTTGTGGGAATTGGGTAGACCCTTCCACGGAAATCGAATGACCATGGTGTCCAGAAGACTTCACCCTTGTATTTGTTTGCCACATACAGAGCCTCGGTGGTTCTGTAGTTCTTCTGCGCCAGAGCAGAGTTCCTATCCTCAATCTCAGTACGAGCTTTGCGATAAGCAAGCTTGTCCTCATCAGAGGCAGTCTCCCATGGTTCTGGCTTTGGCGGAGGAGGTGTTGGTTCCTCGGCGCGGAACTTACCCACACTGATGCGGTGTTCCTGGCAGAAGTTGGCCAGTTCAAGGATACGGTCGTTGATCCGATAAGGGACCTTCTGGAGTCGGTTCAGCATGGCGAGTGCCGTGCTTCCCCGTAATAATGCGTCCCTTCTCGAAACCCTAGTCCTGACAAGGCGAGTCAGCTTTCGGAGGTCGTTGGTCAAATAGCCACCCGCAAAGTCATCAGACCAGTCGTTTGGCTCACACAACATGGGCCATAGACAGCCAGCAAAGGCCTCTGCCTGGGCCAGCAGGGCCTCTCTCGCCTTGATGAACTCCGGTTGGTACACCAGGTAGGTAATGCGGCTGTTGGAGGACGTTGCAGACAGGCGTGTAGTTACCCATCCTGTGGCCGTAGCCAGCCGATCCAACAACCACCCACCAACCAGGTGCCTGACGCTGGTACCCCAAGACAAGATCTCCACATCGTTGCGCCTCATCACCGCTCGATACCGCTGGACCTTGTACCCATACCCTTTGTGGGCATGGATGTGGGCCTCTGCCTTATCAAACAGCTCCGGTTGTTCAGCAGCAAACCTATCAAGCATGATCTGGTGATACACCAAACCGCCGATGTGTGTTGTTGCCGCAGCGTAGGTCAGGTTCTCGATCCTCCGTACACCAAGAATGTCAAGGACGCCCTTTGCCGTAATGAGGGCAAGTACGCCTGGATCACAGTCCTTGATTGGAGCAACAGCCTGGGCCTTGTCGCTAGCCCACCCCTGAGACACACGATTGATCTTGTCAGCAATCTCCTTGGTAATCTTATTCAGCCCTTGATTAATAAACGCTGAACCATAAACCGTAGCACTTGCATACATCCTATCCTCAGCGGTACGAGTACGTTCCCTGAGACGAGTAATGGCTTCAGTGCGTGCTTCGGTTTCTCGCTGAAACTGACGGGCGAGTTGTTCCGGTGTTGCCATTAAATGTTGGAAAGGTTGTGGTTTACATCAAGCAGCTGGTTACATTTAGATGGCGTTGCCCGCTCTATTGCTTGCCTCCATAAGGTACGCCCTGCCTCAGTCTCTGGTTGCGGATAAGCAATCTTAGACTCATCAAGGTAACGATAGAAATGGTAAACAGTAGTTGAGACGTTGTAGCCACGTTTGATGAAGCAGATGGGAATGGTGTGAAGCTCAAGCAATAGCCTGGCATCTTCGGCGGTGTTAGAAGTCGGCACCACCGATAAGAGCATTCCCAGTATCAGACTCAATGGAGTTGTGTTCATTGCGGATAGCGTGGCGAGCACGGCGGATAACAATGATGTTGCTAATGATAGAGATTAAACTCTGAGTCATTTCGATCTCATCCTCTGATCCATCCAATCCAAGCTGGGCGTTGAGTAGCTTACTAGCGTCGTCGCCTTCAAGGTCTGGGTCGAGAATGTCGGCATGGGCATTGCATCTGCCAACCAAGTCAGTACACCGATCAACAGCCATGTGCTGAAGCGTGTAAAGGAGATCATCATAGTCATCACTGTTTGGGATTGGGAAGGGCATGACGCTGTGCTTTGTTGAAAGTGTTGATTGCCAAGAGTGTAGCCAGTTGTTTCTTACCGAGATAAGAATACTGAGTGATCTGGTTCTTCTTGGCTAGTCGACGCAGCTGTCTCCAAGTGAGAATGTCCTCAAGGTGAGCAGCCAGTTGATCAATGGTGAAGGTCATCAGTACAAAGCCTCCAGCTCGGCAGCGATGGCGAGAATGTTTTTCTCAGTGATACCAAAATACTTAAGTTCTTGTACAACAGCTCGCAGGGCGGCGGCAATTGCAGGCAGGTAGTGCCAGTCATCCGGCTTACCACTGGCAGCACGATTGAACTCCCAGAACACCTGTCGCGCGGCGGGGGAGAGGTCAGTCATCGAGTTGCTCCAGTGCGCGGCGGATAATCGTCCAGTCGTCTTGTGTTTCTGTTCCGGCCATCATGCGATTGTGTGCGTCTAGCGCCTGCTCCTTCAACCTCGGCGGCTTGGTACGCATCGCCTCTTTTAATGATTCACCTACTGGAGTAATCCTTAGATGTGGCTCATTTAAGGCATTATGATCCAGCCATTTTGCGTCCTCTGCAAGTTGCTGGTCGGCGCCCCATTGGGCGGCGCGGTTGGCGATGTGTAATTCATAAAGCCAATCGCGTTCGTTGTAACATTTTTCTGAAGCCCACTGCTCCACGAGTTCGCGAGGTGGAATAGCGTGGTCAGTCATTCCTTCCATTGTGGTGTAAGTAGAACGTTGATTGAGTGATACTGAAACTCAGGAAACAATTCCAAAGCAGTAAGTATCGCCTCTGCCTTTGTATAGGCATAGACACACACCTCCTTGCCACAGCAAAAAACTGTAAAACATTGTGGTATGTGTTGATTAGTCATCGGTCCTTACCTTTCTTCGAACTCAATCGAAGACAATACTCAAGGTGCGCCTTTTGAATCAAG